GGCCGGGGTCGCCGATCTGTTCCTGTCAGTCCCGAATAACGTCCATCACGGTCTGTACGTGGAAATGAAGACAAGAAAAGGCCGGCAACAGGACAGCCAGAAGGCATTCCAGAAGGCGGTAGAGGCTCAAGGATACAGATATGAGATATGCCGATCGCTGGACGATTTCATCGCGCTTATAAAAGACTACTTGAATGGCTAAGAAACCTACCAAGCAGCCCGAGCGTATCAGATGCGCCGATTGCGTGCACGGCAAGCCTCACAAGGGTCTGGCCGTATGGTGCGAGATACTGAACACCGGAAGGGTAGCGAACTCCTTCCGGTATTGTGACAACTATAAACGATAACTTATATGAGAACGATCAAAGCGAACACGAAGGCAAACGGGGATATACTCCCGGAGCCTCAATTCAAGAGGATACCCGTAAGGGTTGACAAGAACACGATCATCCTCGTAAGGGAGGGGTTGAACGTGGAAGAGCATCTGAAAAGATTCAAGGACAAGGATAACACGCCTCCGGGATATATCCCATGGTTCTAAAAAAAACTTCAATTTGTTTGGCATTTTTAATTTGAGTTGTATCTTTGCGGTGATTCAAGACCAAGGAATCACTACATAGTAAACTTGTATGCGGCATTTTTTATGTCGTTACTACAGCTATACCTGCAAAGATATAAGCCGTTGGTTTCCCTGTTGGCTGCATCAGTTTATCTAATGTAGTGTTCCTTGGTCGGAGTTGGGAGCCAGCGGCTTTCTTTATATAACTCAAATTTCATCAAAATGACCAAGGAACATGAAATTGCGAGTGTAACGAACAACAGTAATTGCACAACCACGTCAGCTCACGAAACGAGCATCTTCTCATGGCGCACAATCGCCAAGCTATTAACCTTCATATCATCCGGATTGCTCGAATGCGATAACCGGGATGATGTTATAGGCTATGTAAAGGTTCTCATCTTATTAATGACAGCTTTCATATTAGCAGGAATGGAAGGAGGTGCGTTATGAATACGCTTACCCAACGTCAGCAAACCATCCGTATCAACCGCCTATCCAAGGAGAACGACCAGCTCGCCAAGGAACTTGAGCACGTGAAGAACCAACTCAAATGGTCACGCATCACGTCCTCGCAAGAGACGGAGCTAAAGAACTCGTGTTTCTTCTTCATGGTGTCCAAGGGGATATTCACCGAATGGCACGAGTGGCACGACAGGAGGATAACCGAGAGGTTGATGGACGAGATCAAGAGGACTATCAAATAGCCCTACCCTACTCACGTATTAAGATTTTAAAAGCCCCGGTTCCGACCGGGGAGTATATAGTACACTTTAAAATTAAGCAATCATGGACATAAAGAGAATGTCAAACAAGGATCTCAAATATGGCATAGACCGATGCAACGCAAGGTTGGCCGGGATAATGCCAATGGGATACATGGACAAGGAGCGATGCCTTAAGGCGTTGGAGCAATATAGGGAGGAATTGTATAATAGAGGAATAATATATTGACTAATAATATAAAACATATAGTGACATGAGTACATTTATGAAATTCATATCAGAATCTAAGCCTTGTGTAGCATTAGAGGTAAGCCCATTAAGCGAATCTGATGAGTGCATAAGTTTTTTCATATCTGAATATTCGGACTACATGACCAAAAGCGTAGAAATAAGTAAGGATGATATTAGAAGATTGATAAAGTTCCTAAAAGAGGAATTGGAAAATGCCGACAACTGATATGGATAAAGGATTTATCATGTTATCCCGTAAATTATTTTCTCACAGAATATGGAAAGCATCCCGGACTTTTAGCGAGTGCGAAGCGTGGATAGACTTAATACAGTCAGCACGATTTGAGGCAACGCAGCTTAAGGCTAGTATCGGAGGTAGAGAAATAACATACGGAAGAGGACAATATCCAGCATCCATAAGTTTTCTTTCCAAAAAATGGAAATGGGACTCAGAGAAAAAGGTCCGAAATTTCTTGGACATGCTTAAAAGGGACGGAATGATAACAACAGACGCATCCCAAGGCATGAATGTGATAACTCTATGCAATTATGATTTATACAACCCTATAAATATAGACAAGGGCGAGGATAAGGGCAAGGGTAATGGCATAGACATAGAACAAGAAATCAAGGACTTAAAGCTTTCTTTGGGCGAGCTAAGGGCAAGCCTAGGGGCAAGTGACGAAAATAAAGGGCAAGGTAAGGGCAAGAATAATAATAAAGATAATAATAATATACCCCCTACCCCCAAATCGGGAGGTGCCGTCACTTCCGTTCCGGACACGGGCGATAACCCTGAGACAGAAAAGGAGAAAACATGGAAAGATGATTTCAGCATCTATTTGGATTTAGTCCGTAGCGCATATAAGAGCATATGCGACGATCCAAAGATCATGGAGACTCAACAATCCTATTATCCCGGCGTAAACATAAAACTATCCCTAGAGAAGGCTTGCACAAATTTCTGGGCAACAGACGCAGGATGGAAGCACAAGAAAAAAAGCAGGGCCAAGGAGATTGACATGAGAATGACATTGATTAACGCAATAGATAAAAACAAGGTTTATTATGGCAAGAACGAACACCGCACAGATCTCACATACATCGTCCCCGATTGACGGCAGGCTGCCTCCCCAAGCCAAGGAGATCGAGCAGATAATACTCGGGGCTTGCCTCATAGAGAGCGACGCTTTCGAGAAAATCGCCTCGGAGCTATCGGAGGTCGATTTCTACGACAAGAGGAACCAATCGGTATTCAAGGCCATATCCGGGCTATACAAGGAGAGAAAGCCCATAGACATGATGACGGTCACGCAAGCGATGCTGTCATCCGGGGAGCTTGAGAGTATTGGGGGGCCGATATACATAGCTTCCCTTACCTCCAAGATCGGGTCTTCGGCCCATATACAGGATCATGCCATGATCGTCAAGGAGCGGTCCATACAGAGGAAGGGGCTGGCTATCGCCAACGACCTTGAGAACGCCATCTATTCCAACGAGGATATAGGGGACGTTCTTCACAAGGCCATAAACGGCTCAGAGACCCTCATGGAGGAACTTATCGGCAAGTCTAATGGCGAGCATATATCCAAGGCCCTTAAAGGCTCCATGGACGGTTTATACAAGCGTGTGGAGATGGCGAGGAAAAACATCCGATCCGGTGTTGACACGGGTCTTCACGACCTGAACAAGATCACGAACGGATGGCAGCCGGGAAACTTGGTGATAATAGCGGCTAGGCCCTCCATGGGAAAGGCGCTAAGGATGGATGCCAAGGTCTTGACACCTTCCGGATGGAAACTGAACAAGGATCTGGCGATAGGCGACCAAGTTTGCTCCGTAGACGGGACGGAATCACGTGTGACCGGCATATTCCCGCAAGGGTATGTCAAGACATACATGGTCGAGTTCTCGGACGGTCGCAAGATCGAATGCTGCGGAAGTCACCTATGGAGCGTAATATCTTCCAAGTTCAATTCCAAGGCCGAAAGGGTAGTATCTACCTTGGAGCTTATGGACTTGATAAGCAAGGAAAGATATTCCGGCAGAATAAGCATTCCTCGTTTCTCCGGGATATTCGGGGACAGGAAAGATTTCGTGATCCCACCATATCTCATGGGAGTCTTGTTAGGGGATGGGATCTTGGGCAAAGGGGTTAGCTGGTGCAAGCCAGATAAGTTTATCGCAGACAAGATCCGAGGTATGGTTGACTACGATGTTATCGCCTCAGATGATCGATACCTAATAACCAACACGGAGAACAGGAAGGCCAATAAGTACTTGGCAGAGTTGAAGAACCTAGGATTGCTCAACGCCCATTCTTACGAGAAGTTCATTCCGGACATGTACATTGACACATGTAGGGATCAAAGAGTAGAACTGTTGAACGGTCTTCTTGACACTGATGGGGATATAGACAAGAATGGGGCTATATGTTACAACACCACGAGTGTCAAATTGGCGAGAGGCGTACAAACGCTTTGCTGGTCTTTGGGATATAAATGTTCCTTGAGAGAAAGACGCTCATTCCTTTATGGCGAGCGGAAAAGGAACAGTTTCAGGCTCGTGATCGTAGCGGACAACCCTAGGGAATGCTTCACGCTCCCAAGGAAATTCGACAGGGTGAGGATGGACCGGAGAAACAAGCCTTTGACCGTGATGTCCGTGACACCGACCAACCGCAGGGTTGAATGCCAGTGCATATCGGTATCGCATGAGAAGGCCTTGTACATAACGGATGATTACATAGTCACCCACAATACCGCCGTGATGCTTCACTTGGCCAAATCGGCGGCAAAATCCAACACGCCCGTGGCTATATTCTCGCTTGAAATGTCCGACATAAGCTTGGCCAACAGGTTGATCCTATCCGAGTGCGACGTAGATCCGGAAAGGTTCAAGTCCGGGTATATGACAAACGAGGAGATCAAAAAGGTAGAGACGGCAGTCAACGAGCTTTGGAGGCTCCCGATCTATGTCGATGACAACCCGTGCGTTACGATGGACTACATCCGCTCACGATGCAAGATACTGAAGAAGCAAGGCAAGTGCGGGATCATCATGGCCGACTATCTCCAATTGGCGGAGAGCGGGGAACGGGAAGGAAACCGTGAGCGGGAGGTAGCCAAGATGTCAAGGACCGCCAAGATCACGGCGAAGGAGTTAAAGGTTCCCTTCTTGCTCTTATCCCAATTGAACAGGGGAAACGAGGCCAGACCGGACAAGAAACCCCTCCTATCAGATCTTAGGGAATCCGGGGCTATCGAACAAGACGCTGATATCGTAATGTTCATCCATAGGCCGGAGTATTACAAGATCGAGGTAAAGGACAAGAACGGGAACGTCGAACGCAACTATGGGGAGTTGATCGTGGCCAAAAATAGAGATGGGGCTACTGGATTAGTAAAATTCAAGCATAATGACGGTATGACCAAGTTCTACGATTACGGGAGTTATGACAAGGACATGCCATTTTAAGAACAAGATAATGGAAATAACAGACAGATTAAGGAACACCCCTACCGGGTTCACGGTAAAAATAGGGGAAATAAACATCCGAGTGATGAGATTCGTCCCCTGCACCAATACAAAGGCGACAATTTGCAAGGGCTGTGCCTTCCGGGACGAGGGAGCGAGGTTTTGCGAATACTCATCCGCATGCATGGCCCATCTGAGGCCGGATCACGAAAGCGTTGTTTTCTCTAAAACGAGTGAGATATGAAACAATACAACGATTGGGAAGAGATCGACAAGGACACGAACGGCCTTGTCACCTCGCTAACCTACATGGTACTTTTCGTGAACGACCAAGTGTATAACTACACGGTATCGCTCATGGAGGCCATGAGGAATAGCGAGCACTACAGGCATAACGCCAAACGGACGGCCAACGCTATCGAGAAAGAGATAGACGCTTATAACACCAACATCTTCCGGATAGCCAAGGCGAACAAGGAGGCGTTAGCGGAGATAACGCAAAGCATGGAAGAGGACGTGCAGCCCCACATAGACCGATACTACTACACGATCAGCCAGATATTGCTGGATCACGGGGTATCGGGCATGACAAACCGGATCGCCTCGCTGTCATCAACGATAAACATGCTAGCGCAGATGTCGAGGATCACGATAAGCGATTTCGGTGACAGGATGCGGGGGATCGTTCCTTTGGCGTACAACCCCCTATCCTATCTGACACTGGACAAGGTGGAATATCTGAGCGACCGGTTATCAAGCGAGGTCACCGGAAAGGACGTGAGAATAAACTTAAATGAGCAGCCCGGGATCGTGAAGGCGTTCACGGCGATAACGAACGCTATACTTGATCCGAGGGTGTTCAATAAGGCTTTTGAGAAAGCAGGGTGATTTTTTTCAATGATTTTATTTGGCGTTTTGGAAAGAAGTGGTACATTTGTAGCGACTATCATACTCAAGAGGCAGACGGAAGCCTGCCATATATAGCGGGCATTTTTTATGCTTGTAAGATCGATGTATCTAAGATATACGGCTTGTACCCCCGTGGTGAACTGTAATGGGACACCAGCCTCTTGAGGTGATAGTCAACGGGAAAGGCAAGCCGTTTTTCTTTGCCTATAATGCCAAAAAAATGACTATCGATATGGCAGAAATTACAACAAACGTAGGGGCGTTAATCCCCATCACAGAAAGCAACGGAAAAAGAGCCGTTAGCGCAAGAGCTTTGTACGACTTTTTAGGTTGTACGGAAAGATTCCAGTCTTGGTTTGACCGACAACTACAGTACGGTTTCGACGAAAACAAGGACTATGTAGGGTGTAAAGTATTTAACACCCTTGCGAATCAAGAACTTCAAGATTACGCAATGACATTAAACATGGCGAAAGAAGTATCAATGATCCAAAGAAGCGAGAAAGGTAAGCAAGCCCGCCGTTACTTTATCGCTTGTGAGGAAAAACTGGAAGAAAGCAAATCAATTAACCAATCCAGACCAGTGTCCGTCACCCCGACAAAAGTCCGGGCCGGAATAGAATGGGTGAAGGGCGTAAGCGAGATGCTGAACCTCAATGACGTTTCCAAGCTGTCTTTGCTTGAGAAAGTAGCCACCCCTCTTGGATTGCCCTTGCCTGACTACGTCCCGTCGAAGGGCGTGATGAAATCGGCCACTGACTTACTCAGCGATAAAGGTTACAAGGTGTCAAGGAATCAATTCTACAAAAGGGCTATCGAGCTAGGATATATCGAACGTATATCCCGTAAATCCTCTAAAGGGAATACCAAATATTTCAACTCCATATCCAAGAAAGGACTCGAATACGGAGAGAATCAAATAAACAAGAACAACCCGAAGGAAACGCAACCGGAGTGGTATGTGGACAAATTCGATTCTCTTATGTCCGTGTTAGGATTTTCTAAGATGGAGGAGTTGAACTATGCTAGCTAAACAATACGACTTTACCTCGTTTAACGAGTTCATGAACAAGATCACCACGCCCTCCGAGGTGTGCGACCAACTGATGGACTTGGTATTCAACTACTCATGGTGCATCAACGAGGAAACGGTGGATCGTTTCAAGGACGATATCGCCACGATCTATATGTTGCTTGGGGAGTTCAAGAAACTTGCCGAGCAGAACTAATAATCTATCCGGGGCGTTCCTTTCATGGGATGCCCCTTTAAATCAACAAGAGAAAAATTAGCATGAGAAATAAAGAACTAATCGCTCTTCTCCAAGAGCAAGACCCGGAAGCGGAGGTAATGATACGCACGTCCGATGGAGAGTATGAGTACGATCCGGTGGATGTCACATGGGACGAAGAGATAGAATACACAATTATTCAGGAGGGGTAGATATGAAAAATGAAACAAAAATCCTCAATTTATTTGTCGGTAACGACAAGTATAGACCAGCATTAAACCAAGCGTTCAAACAAGGAGACATGGTATGTGCCACTGACGCTATCACGCTTATAACAATACCTATATCCTTGATAGGTCTTAGGTATCCGTATCAAGACAAGCCAGATGTATCATCTGTGTTGAATATAAGGAAAGAATGCCATGAGATCATAGAATTGTCTTGGTTGAAGGAATTGTACGATGACGTCCCGATGATAAATGAAACGTATAAGTGCGAGGCTTGCGCAGGTACCGGGATGGTTGATTATGAGTTTTGTTTTGATGATATAATCTATACGGAAGAGGAGGAATGCCCCGTATGTCGTGGAGAGGGTCATTTATGCGAGACCGGGGAAATGATAAAAGATCCCCAATATGACATTGACATACACGGGAATCCTTTTAAATCATGGCTTGTGCTTAAAATGATAAATCTCATGGAGCTTCTTGATATCACCTCTTGTGTTCTTGTTTCGAACCCTTTATATGGACCTAACCTGTTTAGGTTCGAGAATGGGATAAATGTAATATTAATGCCTTGTTTTAGATGAGATGAATAAATTGAGGGAAAGATATGGATAATAAGGAATATTTTAACAACGAATTATAATATGAATCAAATTTGCACGAACAAAGAACAATCACAACGGCTGTTAGAGGCCGGGGTGAGACCGGAGACGGCGGACATGTATCTTGACGAGTTCGAACGTCTGGTCGCATTTGAATATAGAAGGATTAAAAGTAAAGCGTATCAAGATACGGTATTGCCCACTTGGTCTCTATCCAAGCTAATAGACATGATACCCGATCAAATAGAATGTGAGGGATATAACTATTACCTATTCATACTTCCACGAGATAAAGAATTCACTATAAAGTATTCCGCTGGAAGTAACCTTGCCAAGTCATATTGCAGGGAGAGCCTTTTTGATGCTATCACAGAAATGATTGAATGGCTTATCAAGGAAGGACACCTTGACAATAGAAACTAAAAAAAGCCCAAAGTTACAGGACAATGGGCTTGTGTCTTTTCTCGGACAAGGGAGATAGGACAAGGAGGTGAATGACAGTTCACCAGATTGGAGGTGTTAATGTTCCAACCAAACGCAATGCAAATATACAGGTTTACCGTATACTAACAATGTGTGGTTAGCAATATTTAAATATTATTTAAAATCATGGAAAGAGATATTGATAAGAGACAGACGGTAGAAGAAGCGGCTCATTTCTTCGCTGAAAGCAGGAGTAGCGGTAGTGCATTCCCGGCGTATTATCAGGGATTTATAGCAGGTGCCGAATGGGAAATGGCAGAAGCTATTAATGCTCACTGGAAAAGTTGTCCAAACCTCTCTAAAGACAATGATCGAATGTGCAATCAAATGAATGATTGCAATCAGAATTGCGAGTACATGAGGTCTTTTATTAGACTATTAAGAGGAATAGTATTAACCGAGCCTTCCCGGGAAGGCTCATAATTTAAAAGATATGAAAGAAAAAATAGAAGAAGCTAGAAAAAAAGCACTTTGTTATTATCATGATCTTATTGCCAAATGTCTTGAAGTACATGACATTGATCTAACAACAATCATCAGTGATTGTGTAACAGCGGGATATGAGGCCCGTGCAGATGAAGTTATTGAACTTCGAGTAAAGTTAGATCGAAAAGTGAGTCAAAAACTTGAGTATGAGAAACTATACGAAGAAGCTAAAGATAAACTTTATAAAGCGGGGATAGAGCCATGCCCTATTCGAGAAAACAATCATTCACGTAACTCATAATTAAGAAAAATGAGCAAATTATAATTTATGAAACTAGGCAAGCAAACAATAGTATTCTTGGCCGTAAACAAGAATGGTGACGAGGTTATTCTTGATAACTTCCCAGTGCGGCAAGGAGAGGTATGGACGGACGATAGATCGGCGCATGACGAGGAATATTTTTCCGTCGAGGATCACAATTCGGCGATCGTACTTCCAAAAGGCAGTATATATAGGTTAACAGGTAGATACTTAACGTGGGAAGACGATCCCATATCTCTTAAATCCGTCATTGAGGAACTTCCTTGATGGTTATCTATGTGGAATGATAGATTCATTATAATAGGCACATCAAGTGCCGTATCCGAGCCATCACCTCATAGAAGTTGACAGGCTCGAAATCCAAGGAATCCGCGAGGCGGTCTATCTCCCGTCTTACGGATTCCTTTTTCTTTTTATCTTCTTTTTTCTTTCCCATAACTCATCGTTTATATCGTTCCTGTGACGATGGCAATCGCAGATGAACATCCTTATCTCATCGGACATCAAGGCTCCTATATCGCCAGCCAAGTAAGCGATAGGCTCCCCTCCGATCTCCAGATCCAAGGCCAAGGACATATGATCCGTCAAGTGCCGGCACTCGTGGAACAACGAATTAGAGAACTCCCTGTAAGACGAGGTCCGGCCTATCACCATGACGGATTCCCTTCGCCGGTAGTTGGAATAAGTAAGTCCCACGTCCAGCTTGCAGGATCCTACGTTGCCATAAGCCTCCCGTATCTTGCTTTCCGGGCAACCGGCCCTCCTCAATAGGGCTATGATATCGGATATCCTCGAGCAGGTGACGTTATACAGTACGTGGATCACCCAATCGTATCTCTTGATATGGTAATCCCGTCGTATCATCTCCTTACCGTCTTGAACTCCCGCTCTATCCTCCTCCTTTGTTGCCGGGTGAGATTGGTTGCCTTGAGATTGCCCACCACCTCGGATACCTTGTCAAAATCCTTCTCTGGCATACTCGCCAGCACGTCCTTGGGGGACTCTCCCTTCAAGATCCTCAGTATGTAGCCCCAGCCTCCCATCACATCATCTCCTCCCAGATTATAGGCGTGCCGGACCCGATGCAATCAGCGTAGAACCGGGTGAACACTATCCCGTCGTAAGCGTCCGGATCGTCGCAGACGTTCTTGACATAAAGAGCGGCGTACTGCTCGTTAGGCACTGAGGAGCCAAGGTAATCGGCCTTGCACATGTTGGCGGCGTAAACATAATCGTATCCACCCTTTTTCTTCACGTCAACGCTATACTTCTTCAGCATCTCATCCACCTGTTCCTTCGTGAAAGGGGTTATCTTGACCTTCTTCCCGTTTCCGTCCTCCTTCTCCATCATGGATACGGCCCAATCGCACATGGCCTTGGAAAAATGCCAGCCATACGCCTTCAGGTAGGATCGCATCCCGGAAGGGAAATCATCATACATATCTAGTCTCATATTCCTCTGTTTTTTAGGAGGGGGAAACCGGTCCCCCCTCATGGTTATCTACGATATCGTCTCGAGTAGCGTCCGGTGCCCGGTACCCCACGGCGATTGCCATAGCCTCCCCCGGATGATCCACGACCGCCGCCACGGTTGCCGTAGCCGCCACGCTCCCACATCTCACGGAACTCGTCGTCGTCCTCGAACTCATCGTCTTCGTCTTCCTCCATGCGGTTGCCATAGCCTTCCATGGCCTTCCGCTTTCCTTCCTTACAGCCAAGCTTATAGGCCTCCTTCGCCAGTTCCAACATATCCTCGTCTTCCATGGCGTCGAATTCCTCGATCAGCTCTCTCAGTTTTCTGCTATATGTTCCCATATCACTCTGTTTTTTTATTCTTGTTATTATTACCGTTCACGGAACCGACAAGTTGCTCCATCATGGCAACCAACCTTGCGTTAGCCTCCTTCAGATCGGACATCTCGTTTCTCATGTTAGCGATCTCACTCTCCCTCTCCTTCTCCCGGGCAAACTCAGGGTTCAGTATTACCAGCATCTTCTCGCACCCCTCAATCACGGATTTATGGTAATCGATGCTGTCAAGTGCCTGTCGGCTTTGCTGCATCATGGCGTTGATCTCCGTATTCAGGGCACCTAGATCGCATGACACAACCAGTTTCTCCCCATTTGTAGTGGGGTAATCCGTAATGGTAACGTCGGACAAGACGTTGGAGAAGCTGACGTTGTCCTCACCTACCTTGGCCTTTATGTCCACCACGATTTTAGCTTGCGGACCATACATGTTGAAATTTGGATTCTCCGGTCTCGGAGGGGACACGCTGACTATGCTTCCAACCTCACAAAAAGGCGTATTCCCCTTATGAAGGATATATAAAGGATTCCCTTGTCTCTGATTCTTGAACATATTTATTGGTTTTTATGAGAGCCGGATCGCTCCGGTCTCTCGTTGATACTCTCTCACACCACTCCCGTCATTATCTGGAGCGTATTATTGCCCGACTCATAGTAACACAAGTAGATTCCGGTGCCGGTTATATCGGATGCCGTGACATCTGCGCCGTTAATGGTCGTTAGCGCCTGCGTGGAGCCGTTCGTGTCAAACACTACCGGCAACGTCCCGGTAGTACCAGCCGGGATAGGCTGGGCCAGACGGAACAAGATCAACCCGCTAAACGGGGCTGACAGGAACGGGTGATTGCGGAAGGAGAAACGAACGTTGGTCGTCCCGACCGTAACGCCCGTGCTCTCCAAACGTGGGATACCGTTCTTGTTCGCCATTATGAAAGGACTAATGAATGCCATAACTCTTTATTTTTAGGTTATTAACTCATTATCCCCATCCGTTGCCGAAGTTTCCCCAGTTACCGAGACCTAGGCCTAATCCGTACTGGGCGGCCACGCAAGTGGGTATGCCTACCACGGGGGAGTAAGGAACCTTTGCCACCTCCGGCTGGTTACACTCGATCTTGGCCAATCTTGAGCTCAAATCACCCAAGGCGTTACCTAGAGGGGCGGTCTGCGCCTGTAGAGTAGCGGCGAAATAGGCGTTCTGGTTGCTTTGGGAGATCTGTCCTTTCAAGGCTAGGTTCTCCGCCGTCAAGCGATCCATCTTGTCTTGTTGATACAAGTTCTTGAAATCACGAACCTCGTTGATGATATCACGGGTGTTCTGCAGACCTGAGTCACGGAGAGTCAACGTGTTGTTGTTCATCGTATTCACCAGCGTGTTTGTCTGGTTGCAGCTAGCCAATTGGTTCTCGTAGCCCATCTTAGTGATGTTGTTGTTAACCGTGCAGCAGCACTCGGCGATCTGGCTCAATAATTGATTGTTACCACTTTGGACGGCGTTAATGATTTGTTGGGAACTCATGCCTACTTGGTTACCCACGCTCTGGATCTGTCCTTGGATCTGGCAGATAGCGTTTTGTAATTGTTGGGTTGAGCAATTCAAGGAAGATGACAATTGGCTGATAGCCGTTCCGTTTCCTTGGATAGCGTTCATCAACAATTCACGACCAGCGTCATTGTTCAATTGAGCCGGTAATCCGTTAGCCCCGTTGTTGCCGAAGCCGTTGCCACCCCAGCCTCCCCATACGAAGAACAGGAGGATGATCCAGATCCACCAGCAACCACCACCGCCCCAAGCGTCTTGATTGCCCTTATTGTTCATCAAAGCCGCTACCAAATTGGGGTCCAATGATTTTCCACCGCCACCCATCAAGCTCGGGAGAAAGGCCATGATGTCAAACTTACTTCCACCGGAATTACCTCCTTCGGGAGTACCGATAAAATAATTTCTATCCATTATCTTTAATTTTTGTCGTTAATCCGGCACCATTACCGGACACGACAAAAATCATGAGAAGGGCTTTGCTAAATAAATATCTCCTTGCTAGCTTGTTGCGAGGTTGTTGCTAGTTCTTTGCGGAAGGGGATGAGACAAAAAAAGCGCCGCCAATTTGTGTTGACGACGCTTTTACCTTTTAAGGGAGGCTTTATAATGATATGGAAAGGAGCTCTTCTCCTAATTTATGCAAGGCTGTTTCCAATACATGCATTGTAGCGTGGTTGGACTAGATATATGTTTTTTTCTATCTGAGTATTTATCAAAACTATTCCTTTCTAGGAATTCATCATACTCCTTAGCTAGTTCATCTAAATTTTTCATACCTTCCTCTTTATATGATATCACTTTAGTTTATCCTGCAATATTTTCTCAAATATCTTTTTATACTCCCGAGGAGTTTTCTTGCTTTGATATAGCGTATAAATCAAATCCAAGTATTCTTTCTCAAACAAACTACATATAAAAGTCAAATCAGGCACATTCAATGATAAGCTATGCGTGGAGGTCTTTGTATAACCATAATCTGGAACGACCGTACTATCTTCAGGAAATCTGAAGCTTTGAGTAACTCCATTGCCGTCTTTGTATGTGCCTACATCCTTACTGGCAAGAAACACATAAGATTTAGGGTCATTAGATCCAGAAGGATTTTTCCCATGCACATAATCACTAACCCCAGACCTCTTTTTCGATGTAGTGTATGTGGCTAACACACAATCTTGCCCGTCATTATGTAAAATGATCGCATATTTTGGTTTCGTGCATATATTTGACAGCTTAAACGTGCCATATAAAACGTTTCCGGGCTTAAACATTATCGCATGACTTTAATTTACTATTAATCATCATAATCTCCATGGCACCATTATAGTTCTCCAGTTTCTCAGGATCATCCGCTATTAGTCTCTTAAAGTCTAAGCTATAATCTGATACTTTATAATCATTATCGAAAATAATATTATGCTCTTTCTTGGTAATATCCCATAACGATCCCTTTTTATGGGTCAAATTCACCAATTCACTAGGCTTTTTATTCCCATATTCTTTTATGACACGATCTATTATGTCCATTTCGTAGTCGCTAAATTTATCATCCGAGAATGACACCTTCGGCAAAACATAAAAATGATTATCTGATCCTGAACATTTCTCCGCCTTAACATAATCAGAGAACTCCATTCCCCCGCATTTTATATAATATGTATCTGGGGCTACAGGGCCATATTGCCACGCCTTATAATCAAGCCAAGTGACAGGAACGCCATCATCCTTAACAGCCTCTTCATCTATAAGATATAGAAGCTTAATAAGCTGAGTATGGTATATTGGAGATATCCTCTCCGACAAATATACCATAAGATTGCCTATTTTATCTTTATTGACTTTTATTCCTAAACACATTTCGATTTAAATAATTTCCTGTTCAATAAACAAAACCCCGATACGGATTGTTGCGCCGCCGAGGTTTCATTATTATCTTTCATGCCGCAAAGGTCGCATAAAATTTTGTTATATGAAAATTTTTTCATAGACAAATCACATGCCTTACAACATAACGCACCCTCAGACCGTACCGGATAGCTCCTCTTTCACGCTCTCCACCGTTCTTCTCAGATAGTAACTCCTCCTTATCCTGTCCGGGTACAGGTTTCGCATCCGGTTCACGGCTTGCCTCGTCATTCCCGTCAGATCGGATATGATATTATCGCTCAACTTGCGATCGGCCAGTATGGTTATAGCCACTCCCCTAGCGTCAACGTTCCTCTCCTTGTTGTTGCTAAACATCATTACCGGATCGGTCCCGCACTCCTTGCAGACTGCCTCTATCACTTTTTTGTAAAAAATTTCCACCTTATTCATAAACTTTTTATTTCGTGGTTTGTTTTACTATCAAAGCCGGGCACAAAAAATGCACGGCAGAAGAAATAAAGAATCTCTCCCGTCGTGCAGCGATAATTAAAACAAACTTCCGATCCGTTTTAATTTGTGGGGAGATTCTTTCTTTATCTCCCCGCCAACTCGTCCTCACGGAGTCATTGGATAACACTATGTATCAATATTAAATCACCCTCTCTTATTAATGATCCACCATAACATGGCCGCAATCATTCCTCCTACCAACAGATACCACCATACCCTAGGATGGATAAGCCTCGTTTCCTTATCCACGTTTATCGTTTCTCTCTCATCGGAGACGACCGTCTTGTTATTCGTCCGTACCTCTGTCATATCAGATCCGGTCGAAACGATCTTCTCGCCGGATTCCTCTCGCTCCTTACCTATGGTTATATCTGAGGTCTTGACTGGATACTGGTTCCCCACGCTGTCTGGAGAAGACCACTCCACGACCAAGATCCGGGCGCTCAATCTCTCGTTAGATAATATCCGCTCTATGGCCGAAAGGCTGTCTTTTTTAAAGATACTATCCGATAGACTGACACTTGCAGTGGTATGCCTTTCCGTATCCGTGGATTTCTTGGAGGTTCCACAGGCACAGAAAAGGCATAACAATATGACGTACCATATTCTCATAGCAAGTTCCACCCAGCTATAACGTCCGACATTTCGGCCTCCCTACCGTTCTCGACCCGACTCATACCAGCGACAATACGGATCATCTGCTCACGATCGTTGATATTTACAGGATCGTCAGCCGGTATCCCGGCGTAATCGGACACGGCCTTAATGTAAGCGTCCGTATCGTTCTCGTTTTCCGGTGCCCAGCGACCGATCATCTTGCGGATCGTGTCCAAATTATAGTTGTTATAGTAGTTACGCAAGATCCGGAATATGGCACGGTAGCCATACGCCATCGTCTCAAACTGTTTGAACGACTTGTCCTTGCTCGGACGTATCTCACCTTGGAACAAGTCTCCGTTGATCCGGATGTTTCCCGGGTTGTTGTTCCGATACCCACGAGGTAAATTATTTTTCCCCATATTTTACTCTCCTTTCTTCTTTTTATTCATGGCATTGGATAAAGCGTTTGTCAAAGCGTCCTCCAAAACCTTTTGCGTTACAACCTTACCGATCATGTCGGCTGTCTTACTCGCCTGCCTCCTTTGTTTGGCGTCAGCCTTCTCCCAGATAGACCGAACCTCCGTTATCAAGATAAATACGGTCACTATCGAGGATACGACCGGGACATTGGTCAAGAAAGGCAGATGGATAAATTCCCAGAACCGGCACACGTAGCAAACCGAGTCTATCCCGCACGCTATACATACGCTACCAGCGTAAAGTATGAACTTACTGACCGTCCTACGCATGCCATACGAATTACGCTCCTCGCCCCTCAATTTAGCCTTGTAATAACCCGAGGCGAAATCCCACCCCATCGCCACCATAACGATGAACATCTCAAACACGACTACAGTCAGTAGCTCCCTCATACTGCAAATCATTTTAAAAAATTCCATTCTTCCGATCCTTTTTTTTATTTAGTTATAAAACCACTATGCTCTCCTCCTCTCTCGCCGCCTCCCACTCGGCGAAATCGCTATCCACACGGTCTTTCAACGCCTTCCTCTCGTTAAGGAACGTCTTATAAGACTCCACGTATGACAAGTCCAATATGCCTAGCTGGGCGGCGTTGTAGTCGTTCAGCTTCTTTTGCTCCACGTCCTTGTCCCATAGGGCGTTGATACAGGCCTCCAATATCTTGTTGGCAGTTAACGTGGCCCATATCCTGACCTCGTTGTAACTATAGGAGATCACGGGGGCCATATCGTCACCCATCTCCCTTGTCTCCTCTCTAACGTCCCACCGGTACAGGTAGGAACCGTCACCGTCCCGCTCTATTTTAGGCGGCATTGTGTCGCTCCATGATCGCTTCATAAAACTCTGGTTTTAAAATTTTCTTAGCTAAATGCTTGCTATCGCTATCATATATCCAGCCCAGCCAACCGGCTAGACCTGCCTTGTATTCCGTTAAGGATATATTCGGGACTTTATTCAATCTAGCCGCCGCACGACATAGATTTTGCTTAGTCCTCTTCCTTATCCGTATATGCTCCTTATAGAAAACGAACCCCACGAAATCTATACCACGGCCGCTTTTATCCGATCTTCTCTCAGCGATCTTAAATATCTGGTAATTCCCTTTCAGCTCCAACTTCAACACGGTCAACCTATCGATAAGCCACGGAAGCAATACGTTTCTCAAGAAACACTTATCATGATGGAAAAAAGTCATGTCATCCGCATATCTGATATAATGCTTTATATCTATAATCTCCTTTATCTCGTGATCCAGATAGGCGAGATAAAGATTCGCAAGATATTGGCTAAGATAATTCCCGATCGGAACGCCGGGAGCGGAATCGATGATCTCATCCAACAACATAAGCAAGCGATCGTCCTTGATCTTCTTCCGAGCTATGCCTTTCAACACTTCATGGTCTATTGACGGATAGAATTTGCGGATATCAACCTTGAGGCAATAGGCGGATTCACGATCGGACAAAGCCCGTCTTGTCCTTTTATACGCCTCCGTTATCCCTCTTCCCTTGATACATGATGTCGTGTCAGAAGTGAATATGGAAACCCATATAGGTTCCATGACGTTCATTATAGCATGATGCAATATCCTGTCCGGGTAATAAGGAAGCTTGAATATGACCCTTTCTTTAGGCTCATAGATGATATCAGTCCGGTACTTGGAAGTCTTGAACGTGCCATCCTGCAAAGACTTTAGCAAACGGCTGAGATTACCTTCTTTGTCCTTGTCAAACAACCTTATGCCGTAGGAATCCTTCTTCCCCCTCCGAGCCTTGATGTCTGCCAGTATCAAGTTATCCATATTCGCTATCTTATCAAATAAATTTCCTATTCTCTTCATTGTCATCAATTTGCTTTTTATCATAGGGAGTCTTCGGTTCCCCTACCAACACCCTTTATATGGGGAGACTTTTTTCGCCAAGAGGCGAGGCCACCATCCCTGTTTGTTCCCTAAATATCTTTCCCCTTTCTTAAAAGTATAGGCGTGAACCGATGTTACGATTCGCATCGGAAGGCGCATTATTCGTATTCACGTTAGCGAGGCCTGCATTCGACCTGTTGTCCGCGTTACCGCCAACCAGCACCACCTAGGGATGATCGACCCTTATTCCGTTATTCGAGATAATACCTGTTCCCGGAGGCTCGCATCGTCACTTTCCTCGGGAACTTGTCCATCTCCTTTATCTTTCCAAGCACGTACTTGATCTCTTGGGAATTCGTAAAGAATTTCTTGGCATCACTGTCCTTGTCCTCGATATTGTTCTTGATCATAACGAGTGCCCGGTCCTTCCCAAACTTGGTGGACACGCCGTCCATGTAATCAATGACCCAGAACGTGAGGTTCGTCAACTTCTGTTGGGTGATCTCCGGACAATTAAAATGCCTTGAGTTCTTATCCCTTGGGATGTTCAAGAATGACAAGCTGCCATCGTCTTTATTCTTATTTTCTTCCATTTCATATTGTTATTTAATTGTTATACAAAATATTTCCGACGTGATACGTGCGGCTACGCCGACGTTTTACGAAATTCGGGGAAAAAGCAAAGGCGCGAACCGATGCCACGATACGCAGCGGAAGGCGCATCAGCCGTATGCACGTGAGCGAGGCCCGCACTCGACCCGTCGTCCGCGCTACCGCCAACCAGCACCACCTGTAAGCGGTTGGCTTGCGTATAGGTGTAGTAATAGTCGCACCAGTAGGTAGAGCTACTACCGCCGACCTCCGTAGCCACGATATCCCCATCTTCCCCAAGTAACATCTTCTTGGCATAACCATTGGTACGGCAGATGTTACCTTTCTTGTCATAACCTGTGTAAGATGTATCGCTGAAGTTTGACGGGTCATCGGTAGTCCATAGGATAGACAATCCGGAATCACCCGTGGTGACTTGTATGTTGGCCCCATCGGTGTATTTCCAGATATGGCCGAACGGGTTCTCTATGCCACGGTACCTGTTAGCCATCAACGTGGCGTGAGTACCACCGGAGGCGTTCTTCACGACATACGCCTTCTCTCCCGAGCCGTTCCCGAACTCGTTGGTATAGCCGCATGGGATAAGAGGATTGGCGTTGTTGAAGTTCGTCCAATCCGTCATTTGCGTCGGTCCCGGACCTAGGCCGCCTTGGGCGAAACCGTTAGCGTCCTTCTGGGCGTTGAAAGGTTTCTGGCTGTCCAGCGTGGCGTACTCGACGGCGAATAACCAGAACAGGATCTTGTGGGCGTTATAGGTGTACATTTCCCAGCCGCTGCCACGTTTCCTAGCGGCTTGCCGGAATTGGTCTCGGGTGAGGTTGGTGACGGGGCGGCCGAGTAGGGAACGGTAGGTATCATCCCATTCAGCGGTGTTGTCACCACCTCTAAAATTAGTTGAATTAGGATCACTTAATTTACTAGCTCCAGCCGCCGAACATAATAAATTATCGGTTCTATACATTCTGGCTTCATATGTTGAGATATAGAACTTATCTACATGTTTATACCCAGGTAATGGAATTTCGGACAACATCTTCCTAAATTTAGTGCCATTAAAATACAATTTATACCAATGTTCAGGTATCTCTGTCATAACGGCATAATCCAAATAGCTTCCACCCCATGAAAGCTCATTATCCAAATATTCTTTAACTCCACCATCTCTATCCAAAAGACACCTTCTCATCTTACTCTGCACCGGCAACTCCCGATGTAGTTGCATATTACCCACACGCTTCCCGTCCGGGCTTGACGATGCCATGTCCCACTCTACACCGTAGGCGTACCGCTCCTCTATATCCGGGATGTCCTCCCAAGCGGGGGTCCACTCGGTGGAGATGTCACCATATTCAAGTTTAATCTTATGGATGGTGGAAGTTGATGTGCCAGTTTTAGGAGAACTAAATACAACCATATGTGTATTATCAGCTACTGCATCTCCGATATTAGTAATCCATTTAAAAGTCTTACTGGCCTTCCCATTCACAAAGTCAGCCTTACTGAACTGAGCCATAGAACCTACTGCACCAGTAGAGTTATATATAGTGAACATTTCCTTATCATCACCCAATTCTCCAAAAATAGTCAATGTTACTTGTGTTCCTTTAGATATCGGTTCAGTTAGCCAATAATCAGCGATATTGTAATTCGAGTTACTCACCTCCTTCCCTGATCCCAGCAACAGGTTCCTGCCGTACACGGGCAGCTTGCGGTACTTGCCATCAGCCATCAGAGACTTATCCTTGTCCCCCTTGGTCTCCAGCGTTATCGACACGTCCGGATCTTCGTTTTGGGCCTTGTCCGGCGTTATGGTTATCTGGCCGTTAGACGGGGTGGATGTGACAACGGGCTTTAACTTATTAACGTCCGTCCTTAGACCGGTGACCAGATTCCGGATATCCGTATCGTCGTAATTATCCAATCCATCCAACTTACCCTTATCTTCGTCAGTATAATTATTGTCCGTATGGACGTAATTAGCGTCCTTTACGATGTGATCGTCATTTGTTAATTGGGATGTCTTGGTTGGGATCAAAGCCGTTATCTCCGCACGCAAGTCATTGAGAAGACCGGTTAGGGTTTCCTTATCAGTAATACCCTGCAAAAAAAGCTCGATCTCATGGAAGGTATCTATAGCGTCGCTCGCTCCATCACCCAATAACGTGTCGATATCCGCCTTGATAGAGGCGATCTCACTCCTGACCCATTCATCATCATAGTTGGATAAGCCGTTGATCTTAGATAACAGCTCATCCGTAAGGTCGTTTGTGCTAAGTCCCTTCCCTTTGATCTTCTCGACAAACCTATCGTCAATCTGTCCGGACGTGTAATAACCTGACAAGATACTCGTGACCTCCGCAAGTATTTGTTTTTTCAAATCCAGCAACACTCCGGCCATATCCTTATCCTCTGTCATACCGGACAAGAACTCCACCACCTCCTGCCATCTGTTGATGATATTGTCCGCGTCCGGATCTCCCGTTATAAACGTGGACAGATCGGAAGCAACTTTCCTTATGGCCGTGTCAAGATCCCCCTCTACCTCCTTCGCCCTGCTGATCTCGGAGGTTAAAGCCTCTCTTAACGCCGTGTCATCGTAATTACTCAATCCGTCGAGCTTTTTCAAAAGAGCGTCCGTCAAGTTGTTATCCGTATGCGTGTAATCGGCATCGGTTACGATATTATCCGGGAGAATGGGTATCCCTAACTCCTCTAGGGACTTATCCCCGACCAACTCAACCCCGTTGATCCGTGGTTTATTGGTCATACTTTCATAATCTCCGGTCCCTACGGCAGGAACGGAGATATCTCCCGTTAGCCTTACCGTTGTCACCTTGACGCTGCCACATCCCGTATCTCCACCTACGGAGCACGACCGTGGGATAAGACGGAACGCATCGCAAGCGTCTACGGTGTACATGCCCTCCTTCCCTTTGTTCTCGATAAGAGTCAGCGTATAGACACCGTTATAATCTTGGTCTTTGCCTAGGTAGGTGAATCGTATCACGTTATCCCGGAAGTGGAGGTCTTTTACCTCCATCTTCCTGTAACCATTGGTCATGAAGACGCTAATGTTCTTGCCATCCAAAGACTCGGGCTTACCGTCCCGGAAGATGGTCCATTCTATATTGATGTCGTTTCCTATGCGAATAGCTTCCATATTATTGAAGGGTGAAGGGGTCTATTATTTTAAAAGATTCTCCATCTCCATTGGACACAATAATCTTTCCTTGGCAACTCTCGGAGATTTGAAAGACATAGTCTGATCCAGCTTTAAAAGATCCTAATACCGTACATCCTTTAAGAGAACCTGAAATTTGGAGTCTAGCCTGTCCTTCGATGTTAAATAGGTTATTAGTCACCATTAAATTTGCGCCATTCAATAATATATCTACATAATTATTTACCGTATTACCGCTAACTTCCATAGCGACATCATCTATATTAAGTCCATATCTCATATCATTAGTATCTATTTTTGAGTTAACGGTTCCTTTAACAGCTATGAAAAAAGACTTATTTGAGCTATTTTTCTTTATCCTGGCAGAACCTATCGATGGTTTTGCCACACTAAGGACATACACAGCAGTATTGGTTATACTATCAAGAATATATATTTCATTATTCATTGCCTTGCCATCCAAGGAAGCGTCCATAACCGAATCCTCGCTAATGCCATTATATGAATTTAAAAAAGTAAAAGTAAAAAACGGTACAGGACCATTTGTCACCTTTTTAAAAATATTTGAGTCTATTTTCCATTTTATGTTCTTAAAATCAAAATCAGCCTCATTTCCATATTCGTCTATAAGCCTATAAATATATCCTTTCCCACTCTCATGAGCGATTGGATACGATTTAGTATCATTATTGATATCATACCATATTTCCCAAGATCCTAGGTCTGATCCGGCGAAGTAATCATCACCTTCACGCATTATGGCAGATGCTTTACGTTCTAGTTTATTGGAAGATTTAGCCGTGACGATAATGTCAAAAGGTTTCTCCGCTGAAACAGCCTTGTATTTATCATTTACTTTAGTTACATAATCTGTGATCCTGTACTTGTTCCCTGCGACAAGAGAGCTTGCCTGAATCAAAGATACTATCTCCTGATAGGTTACAGAAATCATTGTTGAGCCGCCAGAACCAGCCAAATCATATTCTTGCCCATTTACATTTATTTTTCTGATTGTTCCCATATTTTTATTTATTTGATTGTTAATACTCCATTAGCAACCGTTGTTTGCGAATCGGAAATAAAAAAGGTTTCACCCGACACTTCCGCTTGTATATTTTTAGTAAAAACCAAAACACTACCTGAAACAAAAGCCTTTGTTATCCCAACTCCGGACTGTAACAAGGCTAACAAATCCTTTATCTGATTAGATTGCTCATCTATAATAGCCTTAAGCTCTTCGTTATTATTATTAAATTTATTGTTTAAACCTATAACTTTCGAATCTGTAGCATCATTTATCCTATCTTCCAAGCTAGGGATTAATACAGTTCCATCTTCCAATATAGACAAAGCGTTTTCTCGCGAGTTATCATCACGTCCTATCCCATAGGAAAACAGCACATTTTTATTATTTAGTGTTGGCTTATTAAAACGACCAAAAGAAACGCCATAATCCGAATTTACAAGCAGCCACTTCCCATGACAAAACGCCAACCTTGCAGGGGCTATATTACCTATAGTGCAATACTCTCCTCCTACATGCGAAAAAGAGCATCCCGGATAAACCTCATTACTATATCCTTCCACATGAACACAGAAGTTTTGGTCTGTATATTCTCTCCCCGAAAACAGAACATTATTGTATCCTTCCACATGATTTGCCTTATGTACAATTGGTGCACTATGCGAATAATACAAATCACCACATATATTATTATATCCTTCTACATGGCTTGTGTTATCACAAATAAAATTGTTAGCTCCCTCGAGGTGGCTTCGGGTGCCAATTGAAATGTTCAGAGCGAACTTCTCTCGTATAGATACAGCGTCAAAAAATAATGAGTGCTCAATATTTTCAGAGTTATAGACTCCGTAATCTTCTATGAAAGTCCTTAAAGAATCTCCACTCGTATCAAAAATAGGCCGATCCGCTATGCCTCCTACGGCATTTTCAATAAAATAAGGCTGGGTGCCTATTGATTCTCCTTCTACATGCGAACCATCTCCTAAACAATAAGAATATAATCCCTCTACATGCGATTGCGCTCCTAAGCACCATGTTCCCCTGCCCTCGGCGTGACCCTCGCTAGCGAACACATTCGTTTCGTAACCCTCCGCATGCGCCCTAGGACCGGTAGCGTTGGTATTCATACCCTCTGCGTGGGCGTAATTTCCTGCCGCCTTGTTATTCTCATAGTCATTGAATATCTCGGCGTTCTTGTAACCCGAGTAGTTTTGACCTACACCAAAGGCAAGGCTGTCCAATTCGATAAAATCCCCGTTTGCGCTTTTATCAACGGAGGATTTAAAAATATAATATCTATCGGCTATGATATTATCCGTAGGGACAAACACGTTCCCCGCCCCATTTCCGTCTTGGCCGGGCTTGCCTTGTGGGATACCTAAATCCAAAGCATAAATAGGTATACCTTCTGGGGTCTCCCCTCTCAAGACAAAGCCAGCCGTTGCCGAGCTATTAAAAGGAAGGGTGGAGACCGTACCGATAGAGACGACCGGAGAATCTCCCGGAGTTCCCTTCGGACCGGTTAGCAAGGATAATTCCACCAACACATTCCATCCGGGATTTCCAACATACCTCCATTGGATATCCGTAGACGAAGAGGCTAGTTCTATCTCCCTACCGTCAAGTCCCTTAAGTATAGCCATGGGGACTCTCACTAATTCCTCCTTAGCGGAAATACCGGGCAAAGATGACACGGAGGATATAGAGTCAATCTCCTTGAACTGACTTAAATCCTTGGACTCCTCCGCTAAGATCTTTTTACTCTCAGCGGCGATCGCACGTAAATCCTCGGGCGTTAGAGTAAAGCCGGAAGACAATGTAAGATCCCCTACAGCCATATTATCGTATGTTATTCTTGTTTAAGGAAAATATTTGCCGCATCGTCTATCACGGTTGACAATATAGCCTTGCAGTCTTCGTCCGAGACTCCATCTTCCAAGACTATCGATTTCCTGCCTTTGTCCACAATGTTTACATAACCGAACCTAAGCTCTCCTTTTTTGACCGAGGCCAATACCTCTGTTACCTTTTCGCCCGCATTCCGTGTTGTCTCATAGGAGATATCATAATCTCCTACCGTGTTTTTGTATTTGCTTCTCAATACAGATGATAATGTTGATAGTGCCATGTTAATTTCCCCTTTCTATAATGTTATAAATTTGCCCGTTACGCTCGTAGGCCAGAGATCCCACACGTACCTCGTCCTTGATAAAAGAGCCTGTTATCCGGTCTATCCGCTCATCGGTCTTGACCGAGGCGGAATACTGTATCTTGATACCGGCCACGTCCGAGTCGCCGTTTATTGTCCTTGTGTCGCTCGTTATCTCCATGGTCTTACACGTTTAAAAGGTCGAAGATCTGCCCGAAAGCGCCGGCGGTCAATGTCCTGTTACAACATTTCTTTATCAATATGGATTCCTTGTCGCTGATGTCCATATCGCCATCGGCGGCGTTGATCCTTGTCATCAGCTTGTAGGACTCATATTTCTCGTCCTCGTTCATCTCATCGCCGGAAGAATAAAGCCTAGCGCATACGATATCCTTGATGACCTGAACTTTTCCGAACTCGTCCTTCATGTCTTCCCCCCTGAAGGTCTTTAGGGGCTTGTTGAAATTTACTTTCATGATTGATGTATTTTAATTGTTATATTATTCTATATAGAGAAGTCTCGTAGCGGAATCCCATTTGACATTATATCTCGTTCCAGATGTGGATTCAGTGTTTACTTGTGTTACCGAAGGCATTAAGCCCATACGCAAGACAGTACGCCATATTCCGGGTGAGTCATTAGAGAACTTCTTTGTCCCAAGCTGTATATCTCTTATTCCATGCTTGCAATACAAAAAATTCATAAAACCACTATCATTTCTGGTAGACTCACATTCTAATTTTACCATATCAGAATCGTCCGCGTTAGTGACCGCTACTTTTATGGCGGTTCTCGGGACTTCGACCATAGTTCTTATCGCCAGTGATTTTTTGATGAACAAGGACGCTGTCCCCGCATCATTCGTTGTCCTATAATTATATCCTACGCTCAGTTTATACGTTGACTCATTGCTATCAGATATCCCGATCTCACATCTGCTTGAGTCCATGTACATCTTATAACTCCCGTAATATTCATTATTCGCTGTTCCATAAAGCTGATTATTGTTAATCGTAAATCCTCCAATTGTACCCCTTACTGCGTCCAAACTGGTTGCGTATAGATTATCTACGTCGATCATAGATGTCTTGATATATCCATTAACTATCACAGTGGCAGAAGTTAAGGCCTTTATTATGCTAGCCTCCTTACTCCATGCAGGAAGATTGTTAATAGCTTCTTGCGCTGATCCGGCTGTAGTTACGGCTTTAGCGGCATTTGATATGGCCGTAGCTGCGTCTTGAATAGCCTTGGAAGCGTTTGAATATGCTGTACTGGCAGTCGATTCGGCAGACGAAGCCTTACTCCATGCGCTAGAAGCGTCAGACAAGGCTTCGTTAGCTTTCGATAGAGCCGAACTAGCATTACTGCTAGCGTTATTGATCGTATTTTTGACATCCGTATTGAACATATTGAATGTCACCGCCCCTACAAGATTGATCCTCTCCGCCTTGATCGTGGTGGTGGTTGCCGTCTGGTTGATATACGATATGATATTATCGCCGTTCTCCAAGCTCTTGGCGGCGAACAACGTATTTCCCTGCGTAGTGTTGATCCATCCCGCCGTGTCTATCTCATTCCTTATATTATCCACCCTCGTTGATATGGCCGATATTTGCCCTGCGGTGATATTCAATTGAGAATCATACTTGGTATACACCTTACCTGTTTCCTCATCCACATAATCCTTCGTTGCCGCCAGCTTGATAGACTCTTCTGTTTGCTCTATCCTTGTCTCCAACCTGATAATGGCATCCGCCAAGTTATCGATAAACAAGGAAACACCATAAATCAGTATTTCCCCATCGAAAGATATACGGAAATCGCCACGTTCGTCCCATTTCCCCGCTTTCGAAAGCTTACGATACGAGGATGATGGTTCCAAGGACATGGAGACATAAAGGCTTGATCCCTCGAAACCTGCGGTCAATATCCCCGCCTTAACAACCCGGTAATGTAATGAGAAGGAATAGTCATACTCGGTCGCCTCGGTCTCATGTGACGGTATGTTTATAACGTCATTCCGCTGGAGGATATACGAGTCACTGATACGTAAGACATTTCTGTTGCCGTCTTGATAAATATCTGAAACTCCCCTCTTCTCTGACAGGAAAGAATCATTGGCGTAAATAAACGATCCGTCATGTCCCCAAAAACTTATTGAGTTCTCTGTCACCCAATAGTCCGTATTTTGGGAGAATGAGCTATTTTTCAATATATTGCCCGGCTCTAAGGATATATCGTTCCTGATGCCTTCGATTGAACTCTCGAATTTCCCGTTCATTATGGAAAATTCCTGCTCGATCGTATTACCTGTATCAAGGATGTAGGTCGAATTTTCAAAGTAAGCCCCGTTACCGTAAATCCCCCAAACACCGGTCAAATCTATACCGCTCTTGGTCCTTATCCCCGAAAGATTGCCGACACGTGCCTTGGTAGCATTATCGGGATCGGTCTTCATTCCATACACGACATCCATATACGGAGCTCCCACCTCGTCAATCGTAGTGATCTTGACAATACCCTTTCTGGTAGAATCGGCCACGCTATCTACACGGGTCAATACATCGCCTTGCGCAATGTCGGCTTTATCACCGGCAAAGTTGACAAACGTAATCCAGTCTAAACGATTTTCGCCGTCCGACAAATTACCGATGCCGACTTGATCAACCCGAAGTTCGTATTGCTTGATGATATTGTAATCATTCTCCACAGTCGGCATTCCCCCGAAACGCTGGACCATCAAGATATCCCCCGAACGGAACGGATTGTAGAGTAAGCCATTCCCCGTGTCCAAGTAAATCCTTCCAGTGGCATGGTCATAATACTCCACCTTCATCATCCCGGAGAATATCACGTTGTCATTTTCCCCACGAAGCTGAGAGACAATGAACTCATAGACCCTGAGACTGCCTCTAACATTTATATCGTCTATCTCTAGACGATATTTCTGCTCCTCTACACCTGCCGAGTTAACCCGTTTGTATGGCGCAATATCCCAGCCGAAGCCATTGGGGAAGCCCGATATAAACGTATGGGACCCCACTCGTTTCTTGAATAAAACATTCCCACGGAACCATGACTCATCAAATATGGCACGACCGTCGGCCTTGATCTCCCATCCCTTGCCGTCCATGCCGTCAAGAAAGATGGAGGAGCCTATCTTCTTGTCGAATAAAATATCCTCATGGGCGATATCGGGTATGTCCTTCCGAAGGTAACGTTTGTCGTTATCCTGTTTTACCTTGTTTATCTCATATAATGTCCGTAGAGCGGAGAAAACGTTCTCGTCCGAGGCGGCGGTAGTATCCTCTTTCTTTATGATATACACCCCGAAAGAACCGCTACCTTGGTTGACGTACGTGTTATCCTTATATTGGATATTATCCAGCTTACGCTCCAATTCCCCCAGACGGGAGTAAGCCGCGCTCTCTCCCACCGTATAGGAAGGCGAATCATATGGGATATCAAGCTTTTTCTCGAAACCCAATACCCTAGATTCCCGCCCATTCTCAAAATAGGCCTTATTGATAAGCCTGACACGCTGCCCTACGGATAGATCAATCGCCTTTTCCGGGTTCAATATACCATTATTCTCATCGTAGCCGGAAGCGTAGTACGAGTCAAGGACGCATGTGTAAGTGGAAGGGTCCGACACGACCTTGGCCTTATACTCTATCGTCCTTCTCAGCAATTCCTCTTCCGCCTGTGGGATAAGGGTGTCACTTACGTATTGCGTGTCAAAATTGTATAGGATATATTTGTTCCCCGTCCCCGGTATAAGAGGGCTTTCCGGCAATGTCTGGCCATAGGTGTCATTACGGACTATCTCGAACAACTGAGCCTCCGGATCATCCTCCGGCAGTCCTTCCGGGTTGAATCGCAAGGCGAAATCCATGCCTGACAACGGCCCTGTCTGGAATACGACACGAAGCTCTTTGCCGGGAAGCACGTATTCCTCGGAGAAGGACAATCCCGAGTCCTTGAACCGATAGACGGTGAATGTCTCCGATATCCCGTCCTCGCCCTCCTCCGTGACCTCCTTAGGTATCACCTCGGTTATCGTACCGATCTTACGTGGGTATATATCGTCGAATATAACGACCGCCTCCACTATTTGATCCTCGGTCAATCCCTGTACCACGTCCACGTAGGGGGTTCCCTTAGGAAGCATGAGCCGTTTTTGCACCACCCCTTGCACCACCGTACCGGATTCCCCCTTGCGATAGTCCGAGGGGATATTTCTCGTTGAGCCGAAAGCGTACAGGCGTGTGGCGAACAGGTCTTGGCTTTGGCTTCTTGACATGGACGCTACTTGCCGGCCTATTTCCAGATCTACTGGATCGCCACGCTCTATCCGCCCTATATATATCTTGTCGCCCTCTACCCACCACTCGCACTCCCACGCCTCGGCAATCTTGGTAAGGGCATCCACGATATTCGTGCTGTCGTATTGCACGAGCTTGGCTACAGCGTCAACGGAGCTATCGACAACGGCTTGGTACTCCTTGCCGTTATACCTGAATCCCAGAGATCGCAAATTGGATACGACAATGCTTAGGTGGGCCTCCGGAGCACGTGTAAGGCTCCATGACGCTTCCTTGTTACCTTGCCTATCGTAAAACAGGATATGATTCTTCCATCGGTAATAATGCGAGTCGAATCGCACGCTATAGTCGTATCCGCCTGTGGATGTGTTGAATGTCGGGTATGTCTTGGCAGTTACGTAGAAAACGCTACCTCCATAATCGATATTGTCTCCGATCTCCAGTTGCACCGGGTCGGACAAGGAGAACACGAGGTTCACATAGTCCTCTTTCATCAACTCAAACCGACGTACCGAACCCGTTTCTATCGATACCGACAACTTGACTCTACCAGATATGTCCTTTATCTCGATCATGAACTCAAAGTTCACGCATATGAGGGGGATGGCAAAAAATCAAGCGGACCTAAAAAAAACAATGAAGGGATTGTTGTAATTTTGTTGCTACGTCCTGTCATATGGGTTAGGCTCGACAAATTTGCAAGCCAGTTTGGAGACGGTGCGAGATCCATCCAAGGCATATGACGCTGAGTTTTGGTATACCAACTTATAGGTCTCCCCTAATGCAGGCACACGTAGAGCAACGTTACCCTTATGCAATTCCGTTACAAAAGCCCTATAATGATCTAGGTATTCCTCTGGTGTCTTTCCGTTTATCGTAAAAGTAAGGGTCACGTTGCGGCTAGCTAACCTAGGATTGGATATTATCATTCTCTTGCCATGCTCAAGACGGCTATCATTCTCAACAAACTCTTTTAATGGAGCGGCCATCGATATGTTCTCAATGAAACCATCCCCCATGATGACACCATACATCATGTATGCGTCACTTCCATTTATATATAATTGCCCTATCATTATATCCCTCCCGTATTTATTTTCACTTGCTCTATGTTTTGTGACATCTTCTTTAATGTCTTATCTATGCTTTTTGTCGTGTCATTTATCTCTTGTATTTCCAAAAACGATTGAACTTGAAAATCCCGTATCTCTCCCGCTATATCCCTTACGGAGTCACTGGCGGATAATACTCCTCCTATAGAAGCTACAATATTCGATAACAAGGATGTCTGTGTCAAATTTTGCTCCGAGATTACATTTCCACTTTCCTGTAATGCAGTGAAACGCCCATTCAACTCCGCTGCCTGATCTTGTGTCATGGTCTCGAAACCTCTAGCGGTGGCCTTTTGATCCTCTGTCTTTGTCTCCTTCTCAAGCCCTGCGGCCTCAAATGCAGCATCCCTCTCTTTGGCGGCATCCTCGTATATCTTTTTATAGGTTTCCTGTAAATTCCTTTTTTCTAAATCACTTAACTCTCCATCAGCCATAGCTTCAGAGAATTTTTCATACCATTTTTTGATTTTTTCACTTAATGTCTTATCAATTATAGTATTGACAATGGCTTGCCTCATATAATCCTCAAAATGCTCCGATACTTCTTTCATCGTGGTGTCTGTATCCAACAAGAGATTCCTAAGCTCTGATCTTGCGGAATCGAAAGATATGCCAGTAAAAGCTTCCTTACTGTCCTCTTCTAACTCCTTCATCTTGTCATCCAGTTCCAACAAAGTCTCAAGATATCCTCTAGCATCATCATCAATTTTTAGCCATGCTTCTGGAACATCATCCCTAAGTTGCCTTATCACTTCTGGATCAAGCTCGAATAACCCCTCCGCACGACCTCCCAATGAGTCCAGATTGATACCGATAGCCCTCAGCTCCTTGTCATAAGCCCTCAAATCCCTGACAGCCCTATATCCGTAAGAGTGAGACCCCGCACTTGATCCCGCATTGAGTTGAGCCAATCCTAATTTTTTTGTCATGTCAATCTGCTTCTCAATAAGCGTCACAGCCTTGTTGTAAGCTTCCACCGCATCAGCCCCACTCAATCCGTCAAGTAACGCCTGTTGACGGGAGATAACGCCATCCATCACCTCCATGAGGTTATTATAGCTATCGATCGTCTCTTGAGCCACTACATTCTTACCACCACCGAACAATCCTCCTATGGCCTTGCCGATACCTCCGATTATACCGGTAGCGGACGTAATGACACTAAACGGCTTGGTGAGATCTATGCTAGCCAGACTGGACATGACTTGACTCACTCCGTCCAAAGCCTTGGATATGGATTCCGGGACGGAAACACCCAAGTCGGTGAGCATATCGACAATATTATCCCCGGCAGTAACGATATCCTGCCCTTTCTCTCCCATGGAGTTTATGGCCGATGTCATCTTGACCAAGGAGGATCTACGTTTGTTTAACGATTCCGTCAATTTTTTGTTCGCCATCTCCAAAGCCTCCTTGGATGCGGCCCCGCTAGACTCCAGATCATTCAACTCTTTTTGAGCGACGGCCACTTCCTCTATTGTCTCCTTATACTCATCATACCCTTGGCGTAATTGATCGATAGGCTTTCGATCGGTCATGGCCTCGTTGATTTGCTCGATAGCGTCCGATACCGTCTTGAAATCCTCCTTGCTTATGGTTCCGGCAGCGTCTTGGAGGTATTGCTGAAGCTTATCCTTGATTCCGGACAAAGCCTCGGTAGCAACCCTGTCAAGGTTGCCGAACACGGAAGTCCAATCTATATTCTCCTTGAGTTCTTCTAGGTTGATCTTAGAAAGGCTCTCCTTCCTTTTCTTGTCAGCCTCTTTTAACGCCGAGTCTATCTGTTTGGCGTTCTCCTCGTTTCTCTGGCTCTGCAAAAACTTGACATCCTCATTGTATTGCCTCTCGATATCCTCCCTTTGCTTGGCGTAATCCTTATACTTATCCAATGTGCCCTTGAGTAACTCAGCCTCTTTTGCTTGAGTCTCTATCGCTATGGACGCTAGCATATCGGCCAATAACTGTAGCTGCTCCTTCGGCAACTCGGAAACCTTTGTTGTAGTTGGAGAGAAGGCCTTCCCTTGCTCCTTGGCTTTAGGATTAGCCGCCTCGAACGCCTTTCTCTCAATCTCCTGTTGAGCCTTCAAGAACTCCTCCCCCAATTTCGTAACCTCTTGTGTCCGCTTCTTATAATCAAGCCTTAATTGAGCAATACGCTTATCCGCTCCCTCTTTCATAGCGTTTATGCGGGTTTGCTGGATCTGCATCTCTACCTCCAACTCCTTTTCTTGGATCTTCTTACGACCTTCCTCTATAGCCATAAGTCTCTCGGAGGTCTCAACCTTCTCCTTATTGGCGCTAATACCTTGGGCTTTAATCCTGTTACCTATTTCTCTCTGCTGACTAGACAATTCACGAAGTCTTGATGCTCTTTCCGCTAATTGCTTATTTACGTCTGCCTCTGCTTCCGCTTGTTCCTGCAGTGCTTCTCCGTTAGAATGCGACAAGGAATTTGTCTCTTTTATGATCTCAAAACGTTCTTGAGCCATATCTACTTCCTCATCATACATTTTTTCTACTAACTTAGAGGCTTCTTTTGAGGCTTCCAGACGTTCTTTATCCGAATAAGCCGCATTTTGAGATTTCTCCCTTAACTCGTTTATTCTTGCCTCTATTTCTGATCTCTTAACCAACCATGATCGCTGTCTATTCTCTAATTCATTCTCACGTTTAGCTAAATCTGCTCGCTTTTTTGATTTATCAATGATATCATCCATTAGTCCGGAAGCTTTCTTCAAGGGGTCCTCTATACCGGTAAAACCTTGTGCGATAGCATCCCCTAAATCCTTCAAACCTTCTCCTACCTCACCTCCAAATATCTTCCAGATAGCCGCACCAATCTTTGCCGTTGCGTTAAGACGGTTCATTACCTGTCCTTCCAAGAGGCTAACAATATCCTTCATAGCCTCTTTAGGCTTCGTGAACGCCTTATAAAGCCATTCTCCAACATCATCCACCACATCTAATATGGAATCCAAGGTTTGCTTGAAATAAGCGCTCGTGACATTCAACGCTTCCTCGCCTTCCCTTGTTCTTTTAAACCAAGAAGTCAAGGCCATAAGAGCCAACGATATCCCAGCCAGAACCGCCCCTATTGGCGTGGCAATAAATCGCAAGGATGCCTTAGTCAAGCCTTGCATGGCAGAAGCGGATTGCCCTATAGGACCGGGAAGCGCCGACATGTTTTGCATCATGTCATTAAGGGAGACGCTTGCGTCATCCAAGGCACTAGCGTAATTACCTACATTTCTTTGATGATTGCCGAGAGAAGCGTCAAGCCGCTTGACCTCCGCATCCACGTTTTTTATCTCTGACAGCAACGCCTTCCCGAAAGAAGAGGATTGCATCGTTGCGCTCATGGAACGATAAAGATCCCTCATCTTCCCCAAGGATAGAGACAATTCATCAATAGATCCTTGAGCGGCCTTGTTCAGCTTTACGTCGTTACGTATGGATTGCTGGAGAGAGGATATATTCTGCTTGTACTCATATAAGGATCTGGTAAGTTCCTCCCTTCTTTGTTTTTGCTTATCGTTTAACGATCCGTTATCTTTCTCCTGCTTGGCTAGATTGGACAGCTCGTTTTTTACCTTAGCCAATGAGCCTTGTTCTCGGATAAGCTTCGCCACATGCTGATCCAATGTCCCGTTTACCTTGGTGATCTCCTCGTTAAGGTTGTCATAAGCCGATCTCTGTTGGTTCACTTGGGCGGTAGCTTGTGTCTGGGCGGCAGACGGAGGAATTACCTCGACCGTTCTTTTGGTCTTTCCGGCCTCGGCGTTCATTTGCTCATATAACGCCTTATAGGATTGCGCAAGCCTAGCTATCTCTTGCTCTTGTCTCTTGCTATCATTGATAGCCGATTGGACTTGTTGGGCTTGCTCCTCCTTTAGCTTTCGTATCTGCTCGGTAAGTTCGTCGATCACCTTCTTTTGATCCTCTATCTGGGACAATATGACTTTCGATCTGGGATCATCCACATGGACATCCTTCAAGACCTTCTTTAGCTCCTCTATTTTCTTGATAGCCTCGTCTACTTGCTTGTAATTGGCAGTGATATCTATTGATATGGAAGACATAAACTTTTTTTTGCCCAAAAGTATGCCTCATCAAGATCGCAAGGAAATGTAAACAAAAAAAAATTGAAACATTATAGGTATTGTTGTAATTTTATTTTAGAAGGGAAATAAAAAACCCCGAACCATTGGAACGGGGCTAAAATATTACTTAATTAAGCCAAGTAAATTTATGTTCTTTGGCTGTTTCTAAATCTTTGGCAAAATAGATAATATTCTTTGTTGCTGGGCGTGTACCTGTTTCCCATAAAATATCATATTTTGTTTGCTCATAAACTGCATAATATTTTTGAGGGTACGAATATATATAGCCTTGCATTCTCGCCTTTGGATAGGAATTTATTGTTTCTGAATAACTCGTTTCATAATCGGTATATCCTCTTAAACTATTGTTAATATTAAGAAAAGCATCCGCATCTGATCCTGAACTATTGATTACCTTTTCTACTCCACACAATGCTCCGTTTTCAAAATAATACCTATTTGTAATCTTATATCCTGATTTTGTATATGTAAAATTTTTAGATCCTCTTTGTGTGTCATTCATAAAGCTATCATAAGGTCGTTCAATTTTTTCTTTTAACTCATCATAGGATATGTCCCAATCAGTGACAGTTGAACCAATGTAATCAATTGTTGAAGTTACAGATACTTTACATTTGGCTTCCGCATCTCCAAATTTCACAGTAATTGCCGTTTCTCCAATGTGTTCCCCTTCTATATTAATTTTTCCTCCATAGACCATCGCTTCCGCAATAAATTCATTATCAGAAGAAACAGTACAATTATCAATATCTACCCCTGATACATCTATGTTAACATCCTCTTCTACATTGATATCGACTTCTGTTTTACTCAATGATATGTTTACAGGTAGATCTTGCGGCTTATCATTACCCATATCCTCATCATCTCCACAGCCCGTAAAAACAAATAAAGTCAATAGCATTGACCATAAATAAAATACTTTATTCATTGTAAAATGTATTTAAGTTAATAATGGCACAAATCTAGCAACAATATTTAACACGACAATGTATTTATGAGAAAAACATCAATAAAGATTATAAAAAAAGACCGCCCTCCAGCGATCCTTCACCTTATCATGGCATTATTTACTCAGCCTTACCATTTTCCATCGATAACGTGAAATCATTTCTTTTTTCATTCTATCTCATCCAATGATTTCATAAGTAGTAGCAAGAAAGTTAAGCCATTCCGTAAATGGGTCACAAGCGAAGTCTTACCTTCTATCTGCAAACAGATATTTTCTTTTTGCGTATTCAAGTAAATCAATCAAAAGTATAGTATTGTTAGGACGCCATAAAGGATTATATTCGTTCCAGTATGGGGATGGATACAGATTCTCATTGGTTTCCAAGGATAAAAGGATGTCATCCTTATATTCCGGAAACATAAGAATAAGCTCATTTGCTTCTTTTTGATTAAAGTAATCGCTATATTCAATAGCCAATTCAAGAACATGTTTCATATTTTCAAAATCGCCCCTTTCATCATACAGTAGACCTAAACGTAAAAAGGCTTGCGTTGAACGCATATCCTTATCTATTAATCTTATGCTTTCCCAATATGCTTCAATAGCCTCGTCATATCTTTGTTCATCCTGTAAACGACACGCCATTGAGAACATAGAGACACTTCTTTTGTCACTTTCTGTTCTTTCTTGTTTTTTTCCGCAATAAATCATGGTATCATTTTTTAAATATTATTTAACACTGTAAAAATCAACAAAAATACTTATATTGTTCTTCTACACAATGGTTATTCCTATAAATCATCTATTTATCCAAATTTTATTCATAAAATATTGCATATTCCCCAAATATTTATCATCTTTGCAGCGTTCAACATAAATATACACAAATGCAGGTCGTGAACTTGCATACTACATGCAGGTTATTTTCATGACCGTGCTTAAGATATTAGGTGCTATCGTACCCCCGTGTGAAGTATTAATGTACTCACAGCATTTGTGTAATGTGTTGAACAGCGGGACAGGCGATAGCACTTTTTTATTACAAATTGTTATGTTCAACAATTACACAATTCAAATCTTCCAATATGATGGGAGTCCTGTTTCTTTTAAGAAAAGTAACAGAGTTATGGTAAACGCTACAGAAATGGCAAAGCCATTTGGAAAATTGCCTAAAGACTGGCTTTCCAACAAATCAACTAAAGAGTTTTTATCCACATTATCAGCCGTTAGGGGAATTATCCTAACGGATTTGGTTGAAATAATTCAAGGTGGTAATGATAAGCAAGGCACATGGATGCACGAAGATGTAGCCTTAGAGTTTGCTCGCTGGCTAAGTCCTTCCTTCGCCATTTGGTGTAACGATCGCATCAAAGAACTTCTAACCACAGGTGTAACCACGGTTGCTAACGATGATGAAGCAATTGCCTATGCAATGTCCGTACTTCAAAAGAGATTGGAACAAGCAAAGGCCGAAAAGCTATGCTTGAGGCCGAAAACAAACAAAAGGATGCCAAAATCGCAAAACTCCAACCGAAAGCCGACTTCGCAGATGCCGCCTTCACCACCGACGACAAAGTTGATATCGGGATGGCCGCAAAAATCCTAAAGTTGGGATTTGGGCGCAATACTCTATTCCAAAAGCTAAGACAGGTCGGCGTGTTCTTCTCTAACCGGAACGAGCCGAAGCAGCGGTTTGTCAATGCCGGGTATTTCGAGATGAAGGAAAAATTCATCGAGCGCAACAGCCATCCGGGTTTTGTTGTCACGAAGATTCTTGTTACGCAAAAAGGACTGGCTTACATCAACCATTTGTTCGGAGGAAATCCGTCTGATGGAAAGATTGCGGCTATGGAATAATCATATATACATACCAAATTCATAGGTACGGCGTAAGGACGTACAGCCAAGACTTTGACTTTATGTGACTTGATAATGAATGCAATGATTTAAAACTAGATGAATATGAAAGATATAAATAAAATACTCAGCGACATAGCCTTGATATCAAGGGAGGATAAGAAAGCAATGGAGCGATTCAACCGGCAATCCATCAAGATGGAGAGGTTGATCGATGAGCTGGAGAGGGCTTGCGGATTTAGAGAGACCAACCCCAAGCCAAGCATGACTGTTTCGGTGTACAACAACGGAAGGTCAAAGCCGGGAAGATTCGACCTTCGATCGTTAAACACGCATCTTTTAGCGCAATGAGGAAAAAGCCGTCTAGCCAATAAGGGCCGGACGGCTTTTATCTACCTCCGTTCCGTCTAGCCAACATATCCTTTCCGGATATTTTCACGATCTTTTTCCCATGACAGATACGGAGCTTGTCCTTTTGCATCATCAAAAGGTTTTGATAAGGGATAACCTCCAGCACCTCATGGTAAGATAAATGTAAATTCTCCATGAAAGTGGCTATCTGCCCGAACAACGTATCATTACCTATCACTTCTGTTCCGCCGCCATTCTCGCTACGCTCTTCGCTAAGGCGGCAGAAACGAAAAAATCATCCACATGTATTAACTTTATGATATCCTCGAAAATGGTTTTCAATTCCTCCAAGGTACAATTATCAAACTCGTTCGATAGCCGGGAGGCTTCTCTCTCCCATTCCTCCACATCCCCAACGATAACGCATGATATTCCATGGCTGATATAACGGATATTATCCGGTACCATGAAAAGAGCATCCACCCAAGTGGCTTCGTTTGGTACCGATACCATCGAGAACCACGTAATAGCCCTACATAACACCTTTATAGTCGGTGGATATACCGTCATGGCCCTCCCTTTGACAACCACGGTGGCGAACCTCGTCCCATTGATCGCCTCACTTACTTTCTCTGCGGCTTTATTCATGCTGATAAGATAAGGGAGGGTATTTAGCCCTCCCGATTATATTCTCAAGTTAAATAGACGGATTTACCACACTATTTGCCCACCAGTATTCCGGGTTAAGCTCTTTTGTCTCTGGTTCCATCGGAGTGGCGG